TTCGAGGAGTTTCCTATTCTCGCACCGAGATGGGGAACGACCACGAGTGCTGATATATACGGCAGAAGTCCGGGATGGGATGTCTTGGGTGATGACAAGATGTTACAGACCATGCAGATACAGAAGTTAATCGGTCTTGACAAGATAACTAACCCACCCATGCAGTGCGACGCTTCGGTGCAGGGCGCAGTAAATACTTTGCCGGGAGGAATAACGAGGTTCTCAAATCTAACACCTAATGCTGGATTGAAGCCTGCATATCTGGTGGACATTGACATTAACGCGCTCCGTGAAGATATACTCGAAGTTAAGAAGGCTCTCGACGACGCTTTCTTTAGAGACCTTTTTAAGATGATGATTGATATAGACAGGAGTGGGGTTACTGCGACCGAGATTGCGGAAAGACAATCCGAGAAACTCAATATGTTAAGTCCTATCATAGCGAAGCTGAACAACGACCAGAACAAGCCTCTTATAGATAGACTTTATAATATGATGGAACGCACAGGGCAACTGCCTGAATTAGATGACGATGTTAAAGAACTCGTCGGCGGTATGCAGATGAAGGTTACATACGTTTCGGTATTCGCTCAGGCGCAGAAGATGATCGGTATAACGGCCCTTGAACAAGTTGTCAACTTCATTGGTGGCTTAGCAAAGGCCGACCCTGCTGTGTTAGACAACATAGATTTAGACCAGACCGCTATCATATACGCTGACTCAATAGGCGTTCCGGCTAAGATAATGAACGACCCGACGATTGTGGCGGCTAAGCGTAAAGCAAGAGCTGACGCGCAGGCGAAGGTGGATGAGGCTAATGCGATGAGCCAGATGGCGGAAGGGGCCGCTAAGGCCGGAGTTGCCGCTAAGAATTTGGGCACGACACCAATGGGTGGCGACTCGGCACTCGATCGTGTCCTGTCGGGCGTGACGGGGCGTCAATGAAATCCTTAATTCGTTTTTTATGGCGTATATGTCCTCACGAGTGTGATAAGAAGATTGTTACCGAGAAGCGCGGGGTTTATTCTTATACATTAACGCACTGCTCTTTGTGCGGGAGATACTCAGGCAAATGAGTTTCTATGATACGGAATCTAAATTAAAGCAAGCGAAGATAGATAAAGAAGATAAGTACGCTAAACTTCGCAACACAGCAGATTTACAGAAGCTCCTAAGGCTCCCGGAGTTTCGCAGGTTCGTATGGAATATGTGGAGCGATACGGGGATATTCAGAGATCCCTTTCAACAGAACGCAATGCTGATGTCCCGCGAGTGCGGGGCGCAGAGCGTAGGCAAGAAGTTATTAGCCGACATTAACGACGCTGATGTTAATGCTTTTGGACAAATCCAGCGTGAGTTCATTTCTGAGGCTAAATCAAAAGAAGCCTTAGAGCAAAAAGAAAGTGAGGATACAAAGAATGGCTGATCCTATTAAAACGGCGGAGCCTGTAGTAGATCCAAAGGTGGCTGATCCGATAGTTGACCCAAAGGTCGCGCCAGCAGAAGATGTAAGTCTTATGGATACGGCGGCTAAAGAAACTAAAACCGCAGAGGATACAGAGAACAAACGCATTCTAGAAGCAAAGGACGAAGACCTTAACGAAGCCGACAAACTTAAAAAAGCGGAACTCGTTAAGGCGGGTAAGGAAGCAGAAGCAAAGAACATAGTCCCTGAGAAGTATGAGTTTAAGGCCCCGGAAGGATTTACTCTCGACCTTGAAAAAGTCGATAAGGTATTCATTCCGATAGCTAAGGAACTCAAGCTCACTCAGGAAGGAGCGCAGAAGTTGGTCGATATGTATGCCGGAATAGTTAAGTCGAGCATTGAGACGCAGGCTGAGGGCTATAAGACTTTCGTTGAAGGGCTTAAAGCTGAGACTATCAAGGAATTAGGCGCGGAGTACAAGAAGGAATTGGCGTTCGCGGCTAAGTCGAGAGATAGGTTCGCTTCACCTGAACTCATTGAGAAACTTAATCAATCGGGTTTATCTAACGACAAGGATATGGTGAAGTTGTTTATCGCCATAGGCAAAGCGGTTAGTGAGGACAAAGTAGTAGATGGTAAGTCGGCTCTTGATGGCAAGAAGTCGGCTGAGGAAATATTGTTTCCAAGCGCAGTTAAAAAATAAGGGGAGGTTACAATGACATTGTTAGCGAACAACCTTTCGCTACTTGACGTAGCGAGGCGCATTGACCCGGATGGAAAAGCCGCGGCAATCGCTGAGGTAATGCATCAGTATAATGAAGTTCTTGAGGACATTCCATTCGTTGAAGGTAATTTACCCACAGGTCATAAGTCGACCTTGAGGGCTTCTCTACCTACTCCGACATGGAGGCTCTTAAATCAGGGCGTTGTAAGAGTGAAAACCACCACGAATCAGATCACCGATACGTGCGGTATGATGGAGAACTACTCCGACATAGATAAAGACCTGGCTTTATTGAACGGTAATACCCAACAGTACAGGATGCAGGAAGATAAGGGTATCATCGAGGGTATGTCGCAGGAATTGACCACGACTCTTGTATACGGTGACACAGACGTATATCCTGAGAAATTCGTCGGTCTTTCTCCGAGATACTACACAATAGCGGGTTCAGCGACTTCCGGCAACATAATCAACGCGGCAGGCTCTTCGGCTCTCACGTCGATATGGCTGGTTGGATGGTCAACGGATAAGGTGTTCGGTATTTATCCGAAGGGTTCACAGGCCGGTCTGATTCAGCAGGACCTGGGCGAAGAGACGGCTCTTGACACCAATGGGAACCCATATCAGGCGTACAGGACGCACTATCAGCAGAAGGTCGGGCTTGTAGTGGCGGATTGGCGCTATGTAGTTCGTATCTGTAACATCGATACGACAGCTCTTCAGACTGCCGGTGATGTATCTGATACCTCGGCTAACATCATAAAGATGATGTCAATAGCTCTGGATAAGGTACCGCCATCCGGTGCAACGAAGTTAGCGTTCTATTGCAACAACACGGTGAAGTCGATGCTTCGCGTGAAGATGATGTCAAGGTCGAACACTTGGATTACCTTGGAGAACTTACAGGGCGCGGGCGGAATCACAAGGCCGACCCTTTCGTTCATGGGTTATCCGGTCAGGAGAATTGACGGTATTACAAACGCTGAAACAGCGGTAGCGTAAACGTAGTTAAAAAAGAAAAGGAGACGAACATGTATATAGATTCTCAGTTAGAGTTTGATGACAATGATGCTCATCTGACTTCCACAGCGTCAACGGATTATGTTGATACTTTGGTAGCGGCGGATGCCATTACCCCTGGAGCGAGGGTGTTAGCGAAAATCTCCACGGCTTATGTTGATGCCGGCGGTGGGACGATCATAACAAAGCTTCAGACTTGTGCAGAGAGTGGATTCGGTTCGCCGACTACTCTTCTCACCGGCCCGACGATTACCATAGCGGCTGGTGCGGCTACGGCGGCAGGTGCGGTTGGAGTAACGCTGTTGGATGGCGTAATACCCGCTGGGGTATTGAGGTATCTAAGGGTGTATTATACTCTTAGCCAGACGATGGACGCAGGTTCAACGGATGCCCGTATCGTTCTCGATACAGACAAACTGTTGGATAGAGGACTGTAAAGAACAGGGATAAGCCGGGGGCATTCGCTCCCGGCAACTCCTACGACTTTAAGGAGATATTTATGCCAGCTACACAAGTAAGTATCATAAACGGAGCGTTAGCCAATATCGCCCAGAAACCCATCGCAAACATTACCGACCTTTCACCGCAAGCTGTTACCGCGATAAGAAAGTGGGACTCGGCCTTGCAGGCCTCGCTGAGAGAAGCCACTCCCGGCTTCGCTACGGCGGTAATCGCCCTTGCCGTGGTTTCAACATACACACCTATCCATTGGCTCTATGCCTACGCTTATCCCGCTAATTGCCTTGCTATGAATTTGGTTTATAGCCAAGGCACGGTTGACCCTACCATCGGTGAAGAGTTCAGGGAGCTTTACGACCATGTGAATAATCAAAAGGTTATCGTTACGAACATTGAATCAGCTTATGGAGAATACACTTATCTTGTAAGTGACACCACTCTCTTTGACGCTTCATTCGTTAAAGTAATGGAATATCGTTTAGCCGCCGATTTGGCTGTTCCTTTAGTCGGCGACCAGAAGCTGGCTGAAAGCATGGAAAAGAAGTTCATAGTGGCGGCGAGTGAGTGTGATAGATACAATTCATACGAACAAAATAGTTCTACCAAACAAACAAGTTCATTCGTGAAGGCGAGATAATGCCAATCATCCACGCAATCAAGCCATCATTTTCTGGAGGTGAGGCGTCACCTTCTTTATATTCCCGTGTAGATTTATCCAAGTATGCCACAATGGCAAAGACGCTTAAAAACTTTACTGTCGCTCCCCATGGTGGCACTTCCAATCGTTCAGGCTTCTATTATGTCGCGGAAGCTAAGTACGAGAACAAAGAAATCACCCTCATTCCTTTTGAGTATTCTACATTACAAAACTACATATTGGAGTTTGGCGATTACTATGTAAGATTTTACGCCAATGGCGGGCAGATTCAGAAATACGCAGTTTGGGCCGCAGATACAGTTTATGCCATAGGTGATTATGTTAAATATGAATTACTCTATTATAAATGTAATACCGCCAATTCCGATGCTACATTTATCGCTGGAAAGTGGGATGAAACATCGTGGCTGACAGCGACTGATTATGTGGTGGGCGATTATGAAACCGATGCTGGTGTCATGTATTATTGTATCGAAGACCATACTTCGGGAGATGAGGATGACGAGCCTGGGGTTGGAGCGGATTGGGAAACTTACTGGGTAGTCCAAACCATTTACGAAGTCCCCACGATTTACTCGGAAGCGGATTTAGCTTATATAAACTATACTCAATCAGCCGATGTTTTATATTTATGGCACGGAGGCAGGGCTGGAGCGACTAAAGGCTATCAGCCGAGAACACTCTCAAGATATGGAGCTACTGACTTTAGGTTAGAATTATATGACTTTGTCGGCGGCCCGTTCATGTTACAGAATGTTGATATTACTAAGAAACTTAAATATACCGCAGGCTCGGGAAAGCTAACCGCTACAGCGTTTACATTTCAGGAAACCGCTGGAGCTACACACGTCGGTTCATTATGGCAACTCTCTCACGATATAGCGGGGCAGGCGGTTAATCATGCCGCCGCCGGCGCTTCTCAATCAGCTGGTATCAAGTGCGGTGGAACATGGAGATGTATCTCTCATGGAACGTGGACGGGGAAGTTCGCTATTGAGAAATCAACCGATGGTGGCACTACATGGACTAACCTAAGAACATTTACAGGAGCAAACGACTTCAATGCCAATACCTACGGCACGGAAGATATGTCGGACAACGCCCTTCCGTTCTTGGTGAGGATAAACACTACCACGGGCTCGCCGAATGTTGACCTAACAACTGATCCGTTCTTACAAAAAGGCATAGCGAAGATTACCTCAATAGACGCAGGTGGAGCGACCGCCTCGGCTACGGTAACCAGAGATATAGGCTTAGACGCTACAGATACGATAGATTGGGCTGAGGGTTCATGGTCAGATTATAGAGGCTGGCCCACGGTTGTAGAGTTTCACCCTCAAGACAGGCTTATATCCGCTAACACAGTATCAGAGCCTCAAACTTCGTGGATTACCAAGACAGGGAATTATGTAGATTACTCAAGGGGCGACCCGTTGGTAGCTTCGGACGGGATAACGGTCAATCTTCCTTCAAGAAAAGTGAATGGTATAAACGGCCTTGTTCCTTTGACAGAAATGCTTGGATTAACTTCCTCAAGTGAATGGGGGATAGGTTCGCAGGACGCTCCACTTTCACCTCTTACTATAACACAAAAGGTCTACGGATATGAAGGGTCTTTCGGATTACGTCCTGTTGTTATAGGAAATAGAGCGATTTATGTTCAGGCTATGGGGCAGGTTATAAGGGATTTGGGATACGAGTTACAATCCTATTCCTTCACGGGTGGAGATTTAAGCGTTCTATCCAATCACTTATTCGATGGATTTACTATTAAAGACATGACCTATCAGCAAAATCCCAATAGGCTTGTGTGGTGCGTTCGCTCGGACGGAAAACTTCTCTCAATGACTTACATGAGAGAGCAGGAAGTCGTGGCGTGGACATGGCATGATACGAACAGGTCAGGGACTCCTGAGTGGGCTACGGGAACAGATTATGTCGTAGGAAACTGGATTATTAAATCAGGCGTAACTTATCTATGTAACACAAACCACACATCGGGAGTGTTCGCTAACGACATAGCGAAGTGGAC